TGTCGGCGATTCTCAAATGGTTGTTTGACAACCGACTGCCGTCCTCATATTTCATTGCCTGTCCGATGTGGAAATATATCGCGTTAATGCAGGTCTTAAAGTCTGACAAGCTCATTTCTTCTTTTGTTTCTCTGCAATACTCAATAATTTCTTTGACACTTCTGCTCATAATTCAATTACTCCTTGTTCTTCTGAATTTGAACACCCATAACCGTTAAAGCTCTTTTCCGCCGGGCATGAGGATTTAGAATATGTATAAAAGGTAATCTCGGAAGCGACCGCTATGTCCCATGCAATCTGCTTTTTGTCCGGATACCTTTTACATACTCTATTTGTCCTCGACACCCCGAATATGACGGGAAGTCATCAAGCGGCAGACTGCTTATCTGCTCCATGGGAGTCTCACCCTCGCCCCTTCTTTGTGGACCGACCGCGAATTACGGAAGTATCATTGTCCCTTGCGTATGTCATTGCCAACACCGATTGCAATTCGGCTTTTGCCGTATAGGTTTAATCGCTCGTTCCCCCAAAACGGGGAGAGGAGAAGCAGCGAAGCTATCGAGCTTTCGTGTTTACACGGAAGCGATAACTGCGAAGCTTGCTTCGTCGAAGTCATGGCGCACCTACGGTCGCGGCTATCTACGCAAGTAATGTACTTGATGAATGGGTATTCAGTTGTCAAAGTTTTACGAAGGCACTATTGGCGCCCTCACTATACCGACAAAAAAGAAGTGAATTATAAGGTTTTCGAGAAAAGTTTTTTATACATTTTTTGAAAGTTCTCTTTACTCACCGAAAAACGCTGCGATATTGCCGCCTGTGACACATTTTCTTTCTTTGCTATTTCCTGCTGTGTTTTATTTAAGAAGAAAATGCTAAACAACAATTTGGCTTGTTTTGGCTTCATACTTCCTAAAACAGCTTTCACTTTTTCTTTATGAGTCAATTCTTTCTCAAACATGTAATCATCATAGGAAGCAAAAGCTTCTCCCTCATAACTCAACGAATCAAGTGAGTATGTGTGTCTTTCGTTATATCTGGCATTCGCTTTTTCTGAACGATGTGCTTGGATCAAAGCCTCGGCTACTTCCTTTTCGACCTCAACTTTTTGCTCTATGCCGTTGACATCCTTGAAAATCGCATAATATTTCTGTTCGACGCGTATTTCATAATCATTTGAAATTTTCATCCCTGTAATCTCCTTAAAATTGAATTTT